GGCACCGCAGCGATACCGACCTTGTCGTCATCGTTGGCTGGAAGCTGGTGAAGGACAAATATGCCAATCTGCTCCAGGCAGCGGGCGACACCGCCACGGAACAGGAAGCGGCGCACCGCATCCTGACCCTGCCCAAGCAGCTGGCCGGTAAGCGCGCCGTGATCGTGCCCTTCTTCCCCGAAGACGCGATGCTCATCACCAGCCTCGATAACCTTTCAATCTATTGGCAGGAAGAAACCCGCCGTCGCCAGATCAAGGACGAACCGGCGCTCGACCAGATCGAGAACTACGAGTCCGTCAATGAGGCTTACGTCGTGGAAGACTATGGCCGCTGCGCCTTGGTCGAAAACGTCGTGATGGGCAAGAAACCGGCCTGACCGCCGGTTTCTCCCGCCCCGGTCCGCTAATCCCTCCATCTGATAGGACACGCACATGAGCCTCGCTCGCCGCCACAGGGACAGGATCCTTGCTGCCAAGACTGTTGCGTCCGCTCCCGATGGTGGAGCGGATGCCACCCCTGCTGCCGATACTCTCCCGGCAGCAGGGGCGGCCAACGCCTCGCCCGCTGACCGCGCCGCCGCCCAGATCGGCCTCCGGCTCACCCATGACCTGCGCCGCCTCAAGGAAATTCGCTCGATCGACATGAAGATCGCGGCGAAGCGCGAAATGCTGCCGGAATATCTCGATTGGGTTGCGGGCGTCCTGTCCGCTGATCGGGGCGTCGGCACCGGCCTCGCCGCTGATGTCGTTCCCACCGCCATGGTCTGGCATATCGACGTAGGCGAATATGCGGCGGCGCTCGACATCGCCGAATTCCTGCTGCGGCATCAGGTCGCTATGCCCTCGCGTTACCAGCGCGACGCTGCGACCATCATCGTGGAGGAAATCGCGGACGCGGCGCTCAAGATGCAGGCCGCAGGCGATCCTTTCCCGCTTGACGTTCTGACCCGCACCGGGGCGCTGACGGCGGACCTCGACATTCACGATGAGGTTCGCGCCAAGCTGTTCAAGGCCATCGGCAACGAGCAGCTGCGCATCTGCGAAGGTCTGGTTGTCGAGGATTCCGCCGATGCCTTGGCCGCGACGATTGCGACTTTAACCGAAGCCCAGCGCCTCCATGCGCGCGTCGGCGTCAAGGACAAGATCAAGCGGGCGACCAAGCTGCTGGCGGCAGTCGCTGCCGCGCAGGCCCCGAACAACGAACAGGGCGGCGCTGCCGCCTGACAGGCTCGCCCCCGGCGCTCAGGGGCGGATCGCGCGATGCGGGAGGCTTTCGAGCCGTAGGGCCGCACTCTGCCCCGATCCTCACCCCTGTAAGCCGGTGGGCCGAAATCGGAGGACGTCATGCCCTTTTTCAATCTGGCGCTGATTGCCGTTTTCGCCGTCTGCGCCGTGCTGTCGGCGATTTTCTGTTTCGAGCGGATCTGGTGTGTCGTCCGCAATCCCCAGCTGATCGCGCCCTATTTGCCTGATCGCATCCGCATGTCCCCGGCTTACCGCATCGTGCTGCCACTGTTCCTGATCCTCGACGTCGGTGCAGCTGCGGGCTGGGCCTTCGTTGCCTTCGCCAGCATGGCGTTCATCGCCCGATTGGGGATGGCATGACGTTCGTCGCCCGCCCGCTCGCCTCCGAGATCGAGCAGCCGCCGGAAGAGGAAACGCCCGTCGTCAACGACGGCTTCTTCCCCGACATTGACCCGGCGTCTGTTCGCGATGCGGCAAGGATCCCGACCAGCATCACGCCCGCTCGCCTGCGCGCCGCCATCCTTGCCGCGATCATGACGGCGGAAATCGACCTGCGCGTATTCGCCGCGGATTCCATCGCCGCAGGCCATGCCACCCTTGCCACTATGCCCGCGCCCCAGCTGGGCGGGGAGAGTGTCCAGACGATCCGCTATCAACGCGCCGTCGCCCTCTATGCCAAGGCCGAACTGATCGAGCGGCATCCTGATTTCGACACCACCGCAGCGGGCGGCGCGGAAGGAAACGACGCCGCCACGGCGATCGGCAGCTTGCGCCGCGACGCGATGCACGCTGTCCGCGACATGCTGGGCGTCACCCGAACCACTGTGGATCTGATCTGATGGCGTCCGAGCAGCGCCTTGTTGCCCGGTCAGGCGACAAGCTGGACCTGCTGCTGTGGCGTGACGCTGGCCTTGGTCCCAGCGAGATTTCCCGCGTCTGCGACGCCAATCCGGGCCTCGCCGATCTTGGCCCGATCCTTCCTCTCGGCACCATCGTCATCGTGCCCGCGACCGCCGACGCAAGCGCGACCCGCGTGCGTCCCCTCATTCAGCTTTGGGATTGATCCATGGACCTGCGCACTATCTTCGAATCCACGGCTGATCTGGTCGGCTCCCTCACGCCCTCGCTGATCGGTTCCGCCGTCGCGCAGGCGTGGAAGCCCGCCCTGCCTTTCCGCCAGCGCTTCCTCCAATGGGTGGTTGGATCGACGGTCAGCTATTACGCGACCATCGCCATCATCGCCGTGACTGGCTGGAACCACTTTGCCGCGCAGTCGATCGCCTTCGCCGTCGCGCTGCTCGCCTTCGACGCGACCCCCCGCATAGCCAAGGCCGCGATCGACACGCTGACCAGCGTGCCGGGCCGCCTCGCTGACCGCTTCCTGCCCAACAAGGACTGATCTATGCAGCTGTCCCCCAATTTTAGCCTGGCCGAACTCACCGCGTCCGCGACCGCGACGGCTCAGGGCATCGCCAATGTCCCCGGCGCTCGGCAGATCGCGGCCTTGCAGCTGCTCTGCGCCAAGGTGCTGGAGCCGGTGCGCGCCCATTTCGGTAAGCCGGTCCGCATCACTTCGGGCTTCCGCTCGATCAAGCTGTGTCTGGCCGTGGGATCATCGTCCACCAGCCAGCACGCGCAGGGCGAGGCCGCCGATTTCGAAATCCCCGGCGTCGACAACGTCACGGTTGCCACCTTCATCCGCGACCGCATGGCCTTCGACCAGCTGATCCTTGAAAATTACACGCGCGGTCAGCCCAACAGCGGGTGGATCCACGTCAGCTATCGTGATGGCAGGCTGCGCCATGACGTCCTGACCTATTCGCGCCGCGCCTATTTCAAGGGGCTGCTGGCATGAGCGGAAAATCGCACCTCGCCATGGCCGCCGCGCTGGCCGCTTGCACCGCAGGAATCGGCGGCTTCTTCTACGGCAACAGCGTCGGCCACGCGCAGGAGCAGGCGGCACAGAAGCGCGCCGACGATGCGCGGGAAGCCGAGCGCAAGAAGCTGCAGGGCCAGATCGACGCCATGAGCGAGGCCGCGCAGACCAAGGAATATGCCCGGCAGGGCAATGTCAGGGAAATCTACAGTGAAACGCAGAAGGTCATTGAAAAGCCGGTCTATCGCAATCTGTGCATTGATGCTGACGGCGTCGGCCTGCTCGACCGCGCCGCAGCAACGGCCAACAGCGAAGATCTCTGGGGCATTGCTGGCGACACCCGCCCCATTGCCGAAGGTCCAGCGGACTGAAGCGGGCGAGATGACCGGGGCGCAATGCCTCGGCAGCTTGACAAGCATCTATGACGTCGCGGGGCAGATCCGCGCCACCCTGATCGACTTGCAGGCGCAGGCCCGCTTGGCGAATGGAAAGGCCGACTGACGATGCGCAAGGCCGACAGCTTGCGGCAATGGCTCACCGCCTTTCTGCCCGATCTGAAAACGCACCCTGACCGCCTCCAGATCTATGTGGAAGGCGGCCAGATCGGCACGCGCCAGTCCCGCACCCTGTCATTCGTCTATGCCTATACGCTCAAGGTCGGGATCTGGGATTTCGCGGGCGACGCGGACACGATCATGGTGCCGATGCTGGCATGGATCGAAAAGGAACAGCCCCAGCTGCTGCGCCGCACCGATGGACAGCCCTTCACCTTTGAAGCCGAACTGCTCGACAGCGAGGCGTCGGACATCCTGATCTCGATCGACCTGACCGAAACCGTCCTTGTCCTGCCCCGCGAAGATGGCAGCGGCTATGACGTCCAGCATCCGGCGGAACCGAATTTCTGCGACGCCTTCGACGGCGTCACGGCGTCGTTCCTACAGGGCTTCGGAAATACCGAACTGCTGGTGGAAACGACCGATCCCGACGCCGATCTGACCCCGGCTGTGCCGCCTGACGCATGACGGAGGATCTTGCCGAAGTGGAGCGCATCGCCGGGGCGCTGATCCGCAGCCTGTCATCCGGCCAGCGCCGCGCCCTCATGCGCCGCATGGCCCGCACCTTGGCGCAGAGCCAGCGCGAGCGCATCGCCGCCCAGCGACAGCCTGACGGCTCGAAATTCGAGGCGCGCAAGGAAAAGGCCCCGCCCGTGTCGGGCCGGGGCGCGACATGCTTCCTCTATCCATCGGGCGGCGGCGGCGAGCCGCGCAAGGTCATCATGAAATCCTTCGCCTGGACGACAGGCCGCATGATGACCGGCTTCGACATTGAGGCGGGCGGGATCCGCTCATTCGAGTTCGACAAGGTCGTGAAGTGGCTCCCGGCCCCGGAGGAGCATCGCAACGCGGGCGGCAGCAGCCTGCGCCGCCGTGGCGGCCTGCGCCGCCGCGCCATGTTCCGGCGCTTGGCGAGCGGGCGATTCCTGCGCACCGGCACGGACGATCAGGGCTTCTGGGTCGGCTTTTCCGGCAAGGTGTCGCAGATCGCCGACGTCCATCAACATGGCCTGCGCGACAAGCCATCCTTGCGGGCGCAGGCCGTGCCCTATCCGAAGCGCGAACTGCTGGGCGCGACGGCGGCAGACCGGGAATCGCTGCTTGACCTGCTCTACACGCATATACTCGAAGTCTGATCGGACCGGGCCAAGGGCGCCAGTTTCAGTCGTCGCGCTTTGAGAGTAATAATCCCGAAAGCTGACATTCGTCTCGTCGCTGATGTCATTGAATGAGATATAGTTGGGGAGTAGCAGTCGGTTGGCAGATTCTGCTACCAATGCATAAAGTAATCTAACCCATATCACACGTAAGGCGCCGCCTTTAATCGATCATCAATCCTAAATGCCATTTCATACATTACATCATACACTGCCGCCTCAAACCCTCGATAATATGAAAGTTCCGAAACAATATCTGGTTTTCCATGCGCTATATCATTGCGTCTTTTTACAAGAGTTGAAATCTTTAACCGGTGGTCGTCTAGGGCGTCGAGCTTGATGTCTGCATCTTTCAGCAGATCTTCTAAAACGTTTGG